TGTGGGGGGGATTATGGCGTTATCTGGGCTCCACCAACAGGCCCGGGTAAGAAGGTACCCAGCACGGTTGCGCAAACCGTACCAAAGGTGGTGGACGAGGCTCATGAGTTGACCAGGGTGGTTGACCAGGCCCCTGTCCCGCAACCCGAGGTGAATGAGCCCGATCCGCCGCCTTCCGAAGTAGGAAGTGTGACGGAGTCGGTACTGTCTGCGGCTAAGAAGAGGAGACTGAGGAAACGCCGGACCATTCAGGCGTGGGTTGAGAGATCATGCCCCTCGGTCAAGGATTCTTCTGATGCCTCGACTCAGACTGGCGATGAAGGGTCGGACGGAGATTCGGATGATGGGGAGGATATGTCGACGATTTCAGGTACCATTCCTTGGGTTAGAGAGGAGGACCGTGAAACCGTTTCTGGCGTTATTCCCCTGCCACCCGAACCGATGACGGCCACTGACGCGTCGGCTGAGCACCCGCTGGTTCCTCTCCCAGAGGGGGAGGAGGAGGTGGAGCAGCCCCTCCTTACGGCGGATGCGGTGACCGACTTCTTCAAGGAGGTGGAGAAGGTGGCGAAGTCGCCGGAAACGGCGCCCGCTAGCCCTGAGCTTGATAGCAACGGGCAGCCCGTCCTTCCGTGGCATCTGGCGATCGACAAAGAGGGGCGTGAGTACGCCTACCAAAAGGTAGGGGGTGCTTACACCACCGGAGCCGAGGTACCGATGTTTGGTGTGTGTGAAGGGTTGTTCGGGTGGCAGACGAGGCGAAAGCTGCAAGGCAATCTCCATGTCGTGTGCCCCGACCTGATGTACTACATCAAGCTGAAGTTTGCTGGACACGAGATGAAGGGACAGACTAGAGGGGAGATGATGAAGTATGCTGCGGCCTGGCTCAAGGAACATCGACACACCCTTGGGAGTAGGGAGCACTACATGATGGCGCAATCTTCGGTGACCGCCGCCATGGAGCCCGACTTCTACGACGAGCAATGGCGCCAACGGATGAAGGCGGTGGTTACCAACCATCAAATTCATGCAATGGCTGCCGCTCGGAAGGGTGACCTTGGGAAAGCGGGATTCTTCCGGCGACGGAGAGTCTTGCCCGGGTTGACTAAGTCAGAACCCTGATGGTCTGGTCGGGTGGCGGTCCCCGGGGTGTGTCATGGGGACATGCCCCGGGTCAAGCTTGTGGATGCGAAGATAGTACGGGTTGAAGGCGGCCCCTTTAGCCATAAGACCTTCATGTACCAGCTTGTGGGATACCCACCATTCGACTGGGTGCAAGAGCAATCGACGTTTCAGGCATGTTGGCGGAACGAGCTCGTCGCACTTCAAAGGCGTCACCTCCTCAATGAGGGGGAGCCCGAGATGGTTGAATGGAAGAGGTGTAACCGAATACTGGCACAGTTAGCCCGGCTGTTGGGTCCCGTTCGTGTGGCGACGCCCGAAGAGGTAGTTGCCCACAAGGGGAGTCCAGCGGCGCGGAAACGCTACGCTGAAGCATTTGCAAGTCTTGACCAGTTCGGACCAAGGCCTACGTGGGATCGGATTAGCGCTTTTGTGAAGGTGGAAAAGTGGCCTCTCGAGTCAACCGAGGGCGACCGGAAACCTCCCAGACTGATCCAGTTCCGCTCCTACACGTACTGCGCGAAGCTTTCACAGTATCTGCTACCTATCGAAGAGCAGCTGTGGAAGCTGGAGGTACGGGGTTTGCGACCTTTTGCGAAAAACATGAACTCATTCGAGATTGCATCAACTTTGAGGGCCATGGCAGATAGGTTCGTGGATCCCGTGTTCGTCCTCCTCGACCACTCCAAGTTTGACTCGTGTGTAACGACGCCGTGGATTTGTTCAGAATTGCTGTTCAACACCAGAGTTGCCGGTAATGCTTGTGGATGTGCCCAGTGTGGTGATCTGTTCAGGTATGGTGACTCGATACAGGTTCTGGAGGAACTCTTCGACGCCCAGTTGTTCAACCGGGGTTATACTAAGGGTGGGATTCGGTATGTATGTAAGGCACGGAAAATGAGTGGAGAGTACAACACTTCATGTGGGGACACAGAGATCAACTACAGCATAGTCACGGACACGTTCAGAGATGTGAACCATCATGTTCTGCTGAACGGAGACGATGGCGTTGTTGTGTTGGAATGTGAGGACCTATTTAAGGTTGACCTTTCCGCTGATAACTGGAGGAAATACGGGTTTAAAACGAAGGTGGGGATCACGAGTAAGTTTTCTGAAATTGATTTCTGCCAGTGCCGTCCCGTTGAGATTAGACCAGGACTGTGGCGGATGGTGCGTGAACCAAAGCGTGCAATAAGCAGGTCCTGTGTTTCGGTGAAGCGCTACGAGGGTAGAGCGTGGTACGGACTTGTGGCGGCGATGGGCTACTCAGAGTTGGCTTGTGGTGATGGCGTCCCTATGATGCAGGCTTGGGCTCAATACCTGATGCGTGCTAGTTGTGGAGTGCCCCCGATCCAGTCGGAGTTGTCAAGAAGGGCGAGGTTGGAACGGGCCGTAGCTGGCCCCAAACCTGTGACGGACACCGCAAGGGAGTCCTTTGCTCAGGCGTTTGGTATTTCCATCGACGACCAACTCGACTTCGAAACCTGGTGTTGCTCTAGAAGGGCCCAGGTGCTGCCTGCCTGCTATCCTGATGACCGAACGGTTGTCTG